CAACGGCGTCGATCTTAAACTCTTTCGGGTATTTGCGTCTCTTCTGTGTCATAAATCCTCCTCTGTAAGGTTAATTTATGACTTCTTTCACTGTCCTGCAAAGTTAGGGAAGTCCAACCCTTTATATTCATTATGTGGTCTTTTCAATTTGTAATATCCTCTTTTAGGACGATCTAACTCAAAGAAATAAAAATATCTGCTATAATTAGAGGTGTTAAATAATTTGGACATACTGTTATATGTTGTGAATGTATCTTTCGGACTATTCTGTTCAATATAGTCCATTATATCAGGGTAAGATTTGGGACCATTCTTACCTAAATAATCTATAGCTATTTTTCGTTCATCCTTTAAATTATAGTATAAAAATTTATGAAGATATTTGTCATTGCGATGAGCTTGGGTTTTATTATTAATTAGTTCTTCTAATTTTATAATGTCAGGTCTTTGGTTTTCTGCATTTAAGATTGTATTATCACTTAAATCTGGACCAGATCTGCCAAATAGGTGACGCAAAATATTTTCATCCTTCTGATTTTCATTTATTAGATCTGAGGGTGAAACTATTCTTTGGGCTTCCTTTAATTCTAAAGGTATTTGCAAATCGATATTTCTTTCAAACGACCACAACAAATAATTTTTTAGTATGGTATCAATTCTTTCAATTTCTTTAACTAAAGGATCAGTTTTGCGTGGTTGATTTGATTTTGAGAGCTCATCAATTTTAATAAAATTCTTTATCATCTCAATGTAATCAGGAAGTATTTTCTCTAATATAGACAGTTTATGATTGTTGTGTAATGCAATATCCTTTGAAAGGTCTTCTTTATTTATACAGATTAGAAATCGACCTTTTGCTATAATTTCCGAATCATTATCTTGTGACAAATTATTTAATAATTCAAGACATGAGGTAAGATGCTCATAGTGTTTAACATTTTCTATTCCCATTTCCTCAAAACGTGAAATTTTAATTATTTTATATGTTTTCTCCGTCGAAATTCCAATAAACACTAATTTATTGCAATCCTTTGATTTTTTGAGCTTATAATTATAAAATACATCATTATATAGACCCCTTAGCAATCCTGTTATTGAAAAAGTCTTGTTAATATCAATATTTTTTTCATTAAACCAATTGATATATGGATTTTCATTCTGTCTAGAATTACCCTGAGATAATTTTTTATAATAATCATATACCGCAATATTCCACGCAATTGCGGTACGGCCACGTGAAAAGAGAATATCGCCATTTCGATGACATATATCATGCAATTTTCTATTAAGAATTTGAATTTTATGATATTCCGAATTAGATCTCTTTGATTTAAATAAGAATTGAACCATATACTTAAGTTTGTTGATATTTTTTGCACCCAAAATATTTACTGACATTGAGTGTACAGGTGGAATTCTGCTTGAATCCTCATTGGTTAAATCTAATGTTTCTTCGAGAGAAGGATTGAGCTTCTTATCATAGTACAGCCTGTTAACAACTTGTTTCAGCACTAAAATAAATTCTTTTTCAGTCATTGTTAAATTTATTTACTATAATAAATGATATAATTTTCGTTATATAGTTTGTGTTTTTGTTATAATCCTTCCCCGAATTTACTTCATTTGTCTACTTCAATTATAATAAAAGAGGATTTAAACATTAACAATTCATAACTAATCAATACGTGTTGCACGCAGTAATTTTCGTAAATCTTGTAAAACTGGTGGGTAATATACCCAGTACTCCAAAATTTCCCAGAATTAAATAGGGTCAACTACATACCACAAATAATAAAATCTACATCAATAATAAAGATGATGTAATACTTTATATAATGATATATAATAGTTGATATTAGTAATATATATATAAATATGTAATAAATTACATTCGTGGTAAACAATGATATTCAAAAATATCTATTAAATACTGTTATTGTTGTCAATTAGATTCCTGTACAAAAGGGAGATAGGGGTATAAAATGTCCGACAATGCTAATAAATCAAACAATCATCAACTCACCGTGAAGCAGGAAGTATTCTGCCAGAAGGTTGTGGAGGGATTATCTCTGTCAGACTCCTATCGTGAAGCATATAATACTTCCAAAATGAAGGATACAACTATCAACCAAAAAGCCTACGAACTAACTAAGAACGGTGATATTACGGTGAGAATAAATCAACTAAGACAGGCTGGTGTTGATAAGCATGGGGTATCTGTAGATAAAATACTAAAAGAACTTATGCGTGTAGCTTTTTTTGATCCGACAAAACTTTTTGATATAAATAACAAACTTATCCCGATATCAAAGCTGTCAAGAGATGTATTGGCTGGGATCAGTAGCATTGACTTTGGAAATGACGAAAATGAAGAGTTGGGATATAAATCTTTGAAATGGATAAAGACACAGGATAAACTCAAAGCTTTGGAATTAATTGGTAAGTACTTTGCAATGTTCACAGACAAAACTCTTGATGTAACACCACGTGAACAAGTCGAAAAGGAGTACAATGAAAGAAAAAAGCAAGAAGCAACAGATTTATTAGAGCGATTGGCGAAAGAGAATGAGACGATTGGAAATGAGCCAGACATCCCTAATTAAGAATCAATTTCATCCATGGATGCTTCCTGGCAAAGTTAGGCAGGACGAATTTGAAGCATTCAAAAATTCATATGAGAGTTATCCGCTACAATTCTATTGTCCTAATGGTAAGCAAGAAGAGTTTATTAATACCGTGGCACATTGTAATGAAAACGTGGATACGCCTGTGGTTCTGGTTACATTTGGTAATGGGACGGGAAAAACAACTGCCTCAATTCACATCCTCATGAACATAATCTATGGACCTCAAAACGGCTGGTTTGATTATCCATTATTTAAAAGTTATCCATACCCGAAAGAAGTTTGGTATTGTTCTACTGCTGATGCCCTCAAAACCAAGGTTGTACCTGAAATTGAAAAACTTGCATATGCTAACACTTATGCTGCATCCAAAGGCGGAAAGCCATATACAAGTGAATTCCAGTTTGAGAATGGCTGGTATTTGCACCTGAAAACATTTGACCAGGATCCGAAAACATTTGAATCTGCTGATGTTGGGCTTGTAATCCTTGATGAGCCTGCACCCGAACATATTTGGAAAGCAATCAAATCCCGAAGAAGAATGGGCTGCATCGTATTATTGCCGATGACACCGTTATTTTGTGATCCATATATTATCGATGAGGTTGCAGGTGGGGTAGATGAGGGTAAAAAGGGATATTTTCACTTGGAAGCTGAAGTATATGATGCCTGTATGAAACGAGGAGTACGAGGACACCTAAAGGCTGGAATCATTGACTCTATGGTAGCTGACTATGACCAGGATGAATTAGAAGCCAGGGCCAAAGGCAAGTTCATGTATTTCGCCAGATCTATATATGGAAATAGTATCAGCCGCGAAAAACATTTTGTGAATCCAGAAGATTATCCAATCGACGATAGAGCGAGTATATTACACGTTGTGGATCCTCATGATGGCAGATACTCAGCAAGCATATGGATGGCGATTAATCCAGATGGTCGAAGAATAATATTTGATGAATACCCAAATGACAAGAGTCGATCATTCTGGGATATGCAAGGGAAAGTAACTACCAGTGAAGAAGTTAGATCCTGGGCTCAGAAAGAGAGTAATTACCCTGTAGCTCGAAATATTAGACGAATATTGGATCGTCGGTTCGGTTGGCAAACACGAGGGGATACAAACTTTGCTTCTTTGTACTCAAGAGCAGGGTTCAGAGTGGGAAAAAAGTTTAATTTTATCGAGTCCTATAGCATTAGTGGACAGGAATCAGAAATCCAATATGGGCACAGGATGGTAAGGGAAGCATTTAGAGACATGGCCGACCAAAAACCGGGTCTGGTTATTTGGAATACATGCTTCCATACTTGGAATGGATTATCCCATTACATCAGAAAAATGGAGGTATCTAAATCGGCCAGTGAAAAAGCGGTAGGTACTGGCAAGATCGTTGAGAAATATAAAGACTTTCCAGATGTTGTAAGATATGGAGTTTGTGCCCATATCGCCCCACAACTCACAAAGCATGAAAAGTGGGAGAAAGAAATGGAATTGTTAGCCTTTGGTCCTGAGAAAAAAGTTGTTCGTTGGTAGTGTGGGAGGTGCGTGGAATTTGTAGAATTAGCCTGAAATTCTATCAAAATGGTCACGTTTTGGTCACAGTATTGGATAAGTGATTGTTTTTATTGATTAATCTTCGGGTGATGTACCCGAATGATTAATTTT